TTACAGGTAAACCATAACCTCTATAACCCATTGCAATTTTTGCAACTAACCTTAAATGGCTAGTAACAAGTTTATGGGAAGCATCAGTATCATCATGCTCTTTAAATCTTTTTGCCAGCATGTACTCCTCTTCTGCAGTAAGAATAGGAAATTTTTTTATTTCTTGCAGATATATAGATAAATTTCCTTCTAAATAATCCGAGACTTGTTTATAACCAACACTCTTCATGGAAGATTTAGAAGAATTCATTTGCTTCTTCTTCAATAAACCCTCTACTTCCTCAATCAAGCCTTGATCAATCATCGCTTGAAGTTTTTTTAGTCTATTACTTTGTAAATCATCTTTAGCGACACTAAGAGCACTACTGTTTGAACCTATACACATAATTATTTTTTCTTTTTCTTATTTTTTTTCTTCTTTTTATCTTTTTTCTTTTTTTTCTTTTTCATATTATATCTTACTATTAGCTAGTTTATTTTTAACTTCAGCTTGATAAGCAGGGTCTTTAGAATATCTAGGGTCAGACATAGCTTGTGTTACCTGAGCCCAAGAATCAAAACCTTGTTCACCACTAGGAGATGCTTTACCTTCTACTAATTTAGGTTCACTTCCTGTAGCTTGTGCATATCTTGCTTTAAGACCTACTACAGCTAACTTAACAGCTTCTAAATCTTTACTGTTTACTGCTGTATTATAAGCCTGTTTTTCAGTTTCAGATAAATTATTACTAGCCCATTCAGACATAGCATCATATGATTCAGCTCCGCCAACCATATTTTTAACTGACGCTGATTGTTGGTCAGCTATTGCTTGTTGTCCTGCAATAAATCTGTCCACATACTCTTTTGGTATTCCTGCTTTTTCTAATGATTTATAAGAACCATCAGCAAGTTTACCATCTTTAGCATATTCTTCTGCTAGAGAATCCATATTTAAACCTGCACTATCTACTGCTTTTGTAGCAATATCTAAATCAGATTTAGGTTGTTCTTCTTTTGTTTCTTCTTTTACTTCTGTCTTTGAAACTGGGTCTACTGATTCCTTAGTAGGTTGAGATTGCTCACCAAGTTTTTTCTCTAACTCTGAATATGATTTAACTAATTCTTCAACTGAGTTGAATTTTTCAGGCAAACCTTCAGGCTTACTTTGTGTAGGCTTATTCTCTTCCACTGGTTTCTCAGCAGTAGTTTCAGCTTGTTTAACTTCTACTTGTTCTACCATTTTATTTTCCTTTTATTATTGTGGTTGTGGCTTAGTCATATTACTTGCCACAGGAGCTACAGCTTTCTCCGCCATCTGCATCATTTGTTGTTGTTGCATCTGTTCTTGCTGTGCTTGTTGTTCAGCCGCCATTTGTTCTTGAGTTTTAATTAAACCTTCCATCTCTATTCCTAAACTTGTAGCGATACGTTTAATTAAATCATCAGGATTTAACGATTGAACTACTTGTGGATTCATCTGAGCTAGATTACCTAACTCAGCCACAAATTCTCTTAATTTTTGTAAATCATTTCCTCTACCTAATGCTTCAATACCTGTGATAATTGTAGGCTTAACTGAATTTTTAGGTAATGGTGGAATTTCTTTTGATTCTTGCATACGTTTCATTAGTATTTTAACTAATGGAAGTTGAAACTCTTGTGATAATAATGAGTATACTCCACCCATAGCTGTTTCTAATTGCTCAGCCATATATCTAATTTCTTGAGCAGTAACTCTTTCAGCATCTCTTTGAATTGCTGTGTGTAATAAGAAAGCATAAGACATTCTTTCTTCTAATTTTGCTATACTTCTTTCTACTACTTGTAAATCATATTGTTTCTGTGCTTGTAATACAGATACATCTTCTTCTGAACCAGTAATAATATCACCATTTCTAGTTAAAGCTAAATCTCTTTTCTTAGTTACAGAATTAGGTCTTACCATAAATACTACTTTAGAAGAAGCCGCCGCACTTTCAACAAGTGCTTGAGACAATCCTTCTAATGATTTAAGGTCTCCTAAAAATTCTTCTACATAACCTCTTCCGTAATCTTCACCATCAATTCTAACCATTCTTAAAGCTGAATAAGGAAGTTGGTCTTCAGGATATGTACCTATTGAATCAGGAAGTTTAATTCCATTTACTTCTTGACATATATAAAATTTTCCATCTGCTAATTTATAGATATGTGTATACAATTCTACGTCTTCATCTTTTTTATAGTCAGCATCTTGTACTACCATATTTCTAACTTCTGAATCTAAACTTAAAGGACTAATACTTTCTTTAATAACTATTTCTAATATGTTTCCTGACGCATCTCTATTACATACATAATGAGTAATAGGAAATACTCTCATCGTTCCTTTTTTAGGAAGATAAGTTAATACATTTCCTGATACTATTAAATGTTTAAGAGCTTCAAATACACTAACTCTTAAAGCTAACTCTTCAATCTTTTTAGAAACTTCTCTTTCAATATTTGCTAAAGATTTTTCTATTTCAGATTTCATTTCTTTATTTTGGTCAAGTTCTTCTTTTGTTTTTCCGCTAACGGATAGTCTAAAAAATGGGGAATTTGGTGGGAGTAATAAAAGAAGTAACTTAGAGGCTAAATTGTTTACACCTCTAGCTCCTACCGATTGGAAGGGATTGTATATTTTTGCGGAATGATTGTGTCCGTCTGTTGGGATTAAAGAAGATATTGTAAGTTCACTACACTCTTGAGCTCTATCAACGAACATTTCTCTCTTATCTTTTAATTTTAAATATCGTTCTTTTGCTGTAGGATTTACCTGTAGCATTGTTTCGTTGCTCTTTTTAGTTGCCATTTATATCCTTATTAAGTAGTAACGCCTGAACCTGAACCAGTCGTAGTATAAGCTACGCCTGTTTTTAACTGGTCTGTTCCACTTTTATTAGCTATTTTCTTTTTCTTCTTAATATCTTTATCTGCTGTTACTAACTCTATCGGCTTCTCCACTACTTCTTCCATTCTTGAAGAAACCTGTTGAGGTGCTCTCATTATTGGTGCGGCAGGTGGTGCTTTTGATGACATACACATAGTTATTTAGTCCTCTCTTTAAGTGTGTTTATGAATCGTACTACGTCCCTTTGACCTGCTTTAAAATAAATAGTCTTAGTATCATCTTTTAAATTAGGTGACTTTTCAGGGTATACGTTGTTCAAAAGTTTTACCAAATCTTCTGATTTAATAGGTAAAACTAAATCTTCTTCGTTGTTTTTTGCCATATAATTCTTCTAAAACGGGCACTTTAGTTCCAAAGTTTACCCGTGATAGTTCCTTTATTGTATTCTGTTGCTCTATTCTCAAAGAAATTAGCGTGTTCTACACCATTCAATACCCAATCTAACCAACCCAAAGGGTTATCTTTAACTCCATAATTAGGTTTTAATGATAGCTGTAGTAATCTTCTATCCGCTATATATCTTATATATTTTTTAACTTCGTCAGCACTTAGTCCTCTAATACCACCCATACCAAAAGCTAAATCTATAAATTTATCTTCGAGGTCTACCATATCTCTTGCTGTTTGATAGATACTTGCTTTAAATTTTTCTGTCCAAATATTCGGGTTTTCTTTTACCAATGTTTTAAATAATTTAATCATACTTTCAACGTGATGTGTTTCATCTCTAATAGACCAAGTAACTATTTGACACATACCTTTCATTCTACCATATCTTTGAAAATTAAGTAACATAACAAATGAAGCGAACAGTTGTAGTCCTTCTCCAAATGCAGAAAAACAAGCTATCTCTCTAGCTAAACCTTGAATACCTTTTCCTTTATCTGTAAATAAATATTCGTGTTTATCTGCCATCTCTTTGTATTCTTGAAATGCTTTAAAGTCTAACAATTCAGGCTCACCTATTGTATCATTAAGTAAAGCATAAGCGTGAGCGTGATTAGCTTCTGCTGTAGCAAAAGCAGACAACATCATTCTAACTTCAGGTGGTTTAAACTTAGGAATGTAATTATCTAAATATGCTTTAGCTATATCTACATCACCTTGAGTAAAGAATTTTAATATTTGATTAATTAAATTCTTCTCTTCTTTAGTAAGTCTTTCATTCCAGTCTCTTATATCTTCGTGTAATGGAACTTCACTAGGAAGCCAGTGCATCTTTTGCATAGTATCGTATGATTCAAACGCCCATTCATAATCAAATGGTTTATAGTATAATCTATCTTTAAATAAACTCATCTTAATAATTCAATCCCTTCTATAATAATAATTGCTAATAATTCTAATGCTAATATTGTATGATATACAGTCCACAATACAGTTTGTTTATCTTTATTAACATATATTACTTTCTTTTTATCATTATACTCTACTTGTATAACATCAGGTTTCTTCTCTTCCATTATCCCTCACACGCTAAACAATCAGCTTCAGGTATAATTGTTCTTTCTATTTTTTTAGATACTAATTCCGCTCTTTTAATTGCTTCAGAACGACAGTAGTATAAAGTTTTTAATTTTCTTTTCCAAGCTAACATATGTATATCGTGTAGTTCTTTTATATCTACATCAGCAGGAACAAATACATTGACACTTTGTGCTTGACAAATAAACTTCTGTCTATCTGCGGCGTGTTCTATAATCCATTGTTGATTAAGTTCTATTGCAGTTTTGAAAACATCTTTTTCATAATCAGTTAATTCTTTTAAATGTAATATTGAACCTCTATTAGATACAATACTTGACCACACTTCTTCAGTGTTAATACCTTTCTTCTCTAAAAGTTTTTCTAAATATTTATTCTTAACTAAAAAAGAACCTGACATAGTTTTTTGAACATAAGCATTAGCTCTATAAGGTTCTATTGATGGTGAAGTAGTACCACAAATAATTGATGAAGAAGCATTAGGTGCAATAGCTAACAAGTGTGAGTTTCTCATACCAGTGCCTTCCATATCAGGAGCTTCACCTCTTTTAATTGCTAATCTTTTTGATTCAGCTACAGCTTGTTCTTTAATCTTTTTAAATATTTGGAGATTTTTTGCTTTGGCTAAAGCAGATTCAAACGGAATGTTTTGTGATTGTAAGTAAGCGTGAAAACCCATAGTACCTAGACCAATACTTCTCTCATTGTTAGCACTGAATCTAGCTTTAAATAATTCATCGGGTGCATAGTCAATAAAGTATTGTAATACGTTATCTAAAAAACGAATCATATCAGGAATGAATAAACTATCTTTTTTCCATTCTTCATATTTTTCTAAGTTAAGGGAAGATAAACAACAAACGGCTGTCCGTGTTTCGTTAGTAGGTAGGGTAATTTCAGTACAAAGATTAGAATGATGTACTGTTAATCCTAAATCTTTTTGTGGTTGTGGGAGTCCTTCATTTATAGTATCACTAAAACAAACATAAGGCTCACCAGTAGCAACACGATTCTCTAAAATTTTTTGCCACAAATCTCGTGCTGATATTGTTCTTACTTTTTCTTTTGTATGTGGGTCTATTAAATCCCAACTGTCATCATAAGTAGGTTCTTTAATACAATTATCTATAAGTTCCATAAACTTATTAGGAATGTTTACTCCGTGATGTAAGTTTAAACATTTTCTATGTATGTCTCCGCCACTAGGTTTTCTTATATCTAAAAATTCTAATATTTCAGGGTGAGATATATCCATATAAGAAGCATAACTTCCTCTTCTTGTTTTACCTTGTGAGAAAGCAAGTATCTCAGAATCTACAACGTGCATAAAAGGAATGACACCTGAGCTTTGACTTCCACCTGAAGTTAAAGTCCCATCAGACCTAACGTCTCCCCAATATCCTGCAATACCACCACCAACAGAAGCTAACCAAGCGTTTTCTGTGTAGTGTTCTGCAAGTTCACCTCTACTATCTCCAACGTAATTTAAAAAACAAGAGATAGGCATACCTCTTTTAGTTCCTGCATTACTTAATATAGGAGTAGAAAACATACACCAAAGATTAGATACATATTCATATATTCTTTCAGCCATTTCATCATTATCAGAAAAGGCTTTCGCCGCTCTCATAAAAGCATCTTGAGGTGACTGTTCATCAGGTAATAAATATCTATCTTTTAATGTAGTCTTCCCAAAATCTGTTAGTAAGTTATCTCTTTCGTAATTCATTATGCTCCGTTAAATTCATCTTCATTAAATTGTTTATCATTAGGTGTGTTGTTTGCTATGTCATCAAAAAACTTTTCTGTTTCTTTATCAATAGGTTCTAATTCTTCTTGTGATTTCTCTGATTCAGTTCTTTCTTTTTTATTTCTTAGTGATTGTTTGTAAGATTCTTTTAATTCATCTTGTTCTTTTTTTCCAAAGATTCTATTCCAACCTTCTTTATATTCTTTAGTAGGTTGATGTATCGGATTACCAAACATATTAAGGTTTTTACCTTTTAATTTTTTTCCAATTCTTCCCATTCTAATTCCTTTTTTATTTTATCTCTATCAAATGTAACATAATTTATTGCTTTAGGTTCAAACTGTTCTATATGTTTGAACACAATTTTTTTATCTAAATCACTACACGAATAAACATCTAATTGTAATAATGCAGGAGACATTTCGTCCCAAGTATGTAAAGCTATGTGTGATGTACTAAGAACAGCAAGACAAGTTAATCCTCTATTCCCTTTATCATTAACATAATGTGCATTAGGTTGTCCTAATCTTTTCATACCTATTGCATTAATTAATTTCTTTATCCATTTTCTAATAAAACGAATGTCTTTAGGTGGTTTATTAATTTGTGCTTTAATAATTATATGATTGTGTTTTAACATTAAATTGTTCCTTGTAAATAATTAAGTGTAACAACTAATACACCAAACCACGCAACAGCAAGTAAGGTAAACATAAGAAATTTTTTTATCACGGCTTACTTTTCTTCCACTTTCTATATCCTTCTACCCAAGATTCTTTACCGAGTTTAAGTTTCACTGTGTCATCTGATTTATTCTCTTCGTGTTCTAGTATTAAATCAATGTACTGTTTTGCTTTCTTTAAATCTTCTATTTGTGCCTCTTTAGTTTTATGTTTAAAACGCCAACGACAAATATATTTAATAGCATTACCTTCAGCATACGGAATATCATTCTGCATAATAAAGGTAATAGGTTCTATCTTAAATCTAAAATAGTGAGGTGGTTCTTTTACTTTATCTGCCATAGTTTCACCTTCCCAGTCTTCTTATTATATTCTTTATGTCTAAGAATATGTGCAACTCTAGCTTGTTGTAAAGCCTCTTTCTTAGAGTAGCCTTTAGCTTTGTAAGCACCAACTACTATCTTCCATAGGTCTAAAAGGGGAACATTAGTATACTGCTTAATCATTTTCTCAGCAGTTTTAACCCCCACATTTGGCAGTCCAGTATAACCATCTGTACTATCTCCCGCCAATGTTTGTATCATAAACCAGTAATCAGCTAATCTTTGTGGTATTTCCTCAACTGTCTCACCATCTCTACTTACTTTAGCAGGTATCTGTCTCATATCTTTATCAATAGAAACAATAATTCTGTCTTCAGTAGGGTGTGGTTCAGTCGCCATTATACCCATAACATCGTCAGCTTCTAGGTTCTTCCACATAATTCCATTATGTTTTTCCATAATATAATCACGCAAAGCATTTAAAACCATAGGCTTACGTCTTTGTTTGCGATTATCTTTGTAACTTGGAAGAACATCTTTACGAAAATTATTCTTATCAGTTAAAGCTACAACATAATCATCAGCTTCTAGGCTTTGACCTAAGTCATCTATCTTAGCATCAACTTCGTGCTTACATTGAATCTCATCACAATGTAATGTCCAAAAACCATTACCCCAATGAGTATCTACTTCATTAGCAGTAGCTATTTTATATGCTAATATATCTCCATCTATTAATAACACCTTTTTTTTCATTTTTGTTTTCCTCATTTTACGTTAAATTTTTTCTGTCAAATATTTCGGATAGTGGAATCAATACTACTCTACTTCTATTACCATCTCCCACGCTCTTAGTATTTTTGACATACTTTTTTGCAAGACGCTTCATTGTTTTTGTAGAAAAGATTAAATGACAATAATCTTTATCACCATTCGCTAAACATTGTACCCAATACTCAGCTTTGGTGGAAGTAATACCTGAAGGCTTACCATTACATTCAATCTCTATTGCAATATTACCTGTCTTTTGCCACCAATCTCTTTCTGTCTTCACTTCAACTTTATCTTCAGCTCTCATTCCTAAAAGTTTATGAAGTCTGTTTTCTCTCTTTTTTCCAAACTTTAAATCAAAATCAAAATCTGATTTCTTTTTTATATTTGTATTCAACGCCATATTAATGTGTTTCACTCCAATTATTTCCGATTTTATATTCACCAGTTAAAGGTAATCTTAAATTGAAATGTTCGCCAGTGCGTTTGATAGATTCTACAGCTAACTTTCCTATATCTTCTGCGTTCTCTTCAGGACATTCTACTTGGATTTCATCGTGTACCCAAACAACCTGTTGAACATCAGAATATTCTTTAACAGCTTTGTTAAACTCAACTAGCCATTGTTTACAAACTATAGCCCCTGCACTTTGTAAAAGTGAATTGAGTGCGGCGTGAACTGAACGAATTTTAATTTGTCTTTTATCAAGACCAACTAAATATCCTCTTTCAGCCGCTTGTTGTACTTGCTTTAATAACTTACTCAAAGCAGGAAGATTATTTAAAAATCTTTCTCTTATCTTCTTAGCTTCTTTTGTACTTTTACCTGTTACTAAGGCAATCTTTTTTACACCACCACCATAAAGGAAGCAGTAGTAAAATCTTTTTGCAAGGTCTCTTGAATCTAACCCTGCTAATTCTTTTGTTTCTGTATGTATATCACCATTTAAAACTACTTTAGAATATTCTCCTTCATCAAACTTAGACATAAAGTGAGCTAATAATCTAACTTCTAATCCTGATATATCTATTCCAACTAATTTTTTTCCTTTAGGAACAGTGAATAAACTTCTACACTCTTTTCCATAAGGAACTGTAACACTTGGAACTTGTCCTAAATTAGGGTTCGTATGACTAGCACGAGCTGTTACTGTTGAATTAGTATTACAAGTGCCGTGTATTCTACCACTAACTTCATTCTTTAACCAAGCCTGAGCACCAGTTGCTAATTGTCCTATCCTTTTATCTAATAAAAAGTGTTCACATAAAACTTTTGCTTCAGGATATGGAAGACTAGCTAAAACTGTTTCATCTAATTTTGGTTTACCATCATTAGTATATTCTTCAGGTTTCCAGTTGTGTCTCTCAATTAATCTATCTGCTATGTGATGTCTTGAACTAGGATTAAAAGTAACAGTCTTTTCTTTATAAAAAGTTTCACCTTTAATATATCCTCTAGCTTTATTATTAACTTTAGGAATAAATGGTGTACGTTCTAACTTAGGTGGAAACAATTTTTGTAATTGTTCTTCCAACTCTAAACGTCTAGCATTTAATTTAGAATACAATTTAACTCCTTCATCTGTATTAAACATAAAACCATAACGCTCTTGTTTAAAAATTAAAGTTGCTACTTCGTGTTCTAACTCCATCGCTTGACAAGAATAACCTTTACGTTCCATAGCTTTGTATAGACTATCCGTTACTTCAACATCTTGAACGCAATAGTCCAACATCGCAGGACTGTATTCTTTCCAGTCAGTATCAAAGACTTCCTTGTAGTTACCCACCCTATACCCCCACGCTTTCAAGCTGTGTCGTCCTATACAATTAGTAGGGAAGTCTTTTCTTTTAAAATCTCGCTCCTTTACATCAGGGTAAAGTAAACGAGTTGCTACTATTGTATCAAAAACCTTTCCTTTAGGTTTAAAGTCGTAAAACTTTTCTAGGACGGGTATGTCAAATTTAATAATGTTATGACCAACAATTAAATCCGCCTGTTCTAATTCTTTTATAGCTGTTTCATTATCTAATTTTAGTATTTCATTAGTATCAATATTCTTTAATACTATACAATGTACTTTAGTGCATTGATTTAAAAAACCATCTGTCTCTATATCAAAACAATATTTCATTTTTTAAATTTACCTTTCATTAAATCTTCTATTTCTTGTGTGTGTACTGACTTGTCATATTCTCTATCTGACTTTTCTGTATTCAAATCTTTTTTTAACTTCTCATTTTCTGTTTCAAGTTTTTGTCGCTTTTGCTTTTCTTCTCTCCACATTTCTAATAATTTTTGATAGTCTGACATATTATATTCTCTTCATACTTTTAATAACACTACGAGGATAAATATTTCTATCCCCAAATTCTATTTCTCCATCATCTGTAAAATAACTTGCAAAAGAATAAACATAATCATCTGTCTTATCAAATATCCAACACTCAGTATGCACATCAGCACAAGTCATCTTAATAAAATCATTTGCAGTAGCTAAAGTTGAATCGCCAACAATATCTTCCCAAACAATTTTATATTTGTAATATCTTTTTCCGCCAATTATAAGTGGCTCACTAGGTTTCTTTTTCATAATAATATTGCTCCCGTAATAAAGCCAATAATAAAATAAACTATTTCAGTTCTATAATACAAAGACCATATCTCAAATTTTTCTTTTAGTTTTTTCATTAATGTAATGTATGTAGTTTAACTTCTACTCTCCACGCCGCATTTTCACCATTTAATGCTAGTTGTAAAAGAGCATCTTCTAACAATAGAGCTGAACTTTCTTTTGCAACATCTAATGTTATTGGTCGTTGATATTTTTTAGCTTTACCTACAGCTTCTAAAACTAAAGCTGTCCACTGTATAGATTTTCTTCTATTAGAACTCATCAGATAATTCTCCTTTAACTTCACTTAAACAACCAGTCTTTAAATCATAATAAAGATTACAAGCCTTTCCAGTTTCTCCTGAAAATCTATTCTTTAATATATTTACTTGAGCAATATTATTGTTTGCCTGTAAATTTCTATTCATTGAAATAATTATATCTGATAGTTGAGCTATACTTTGACTACCTCTAAGAGCATTTAATCCAACACTCTTACCATCTTCAAAGCCTTTGTCTCCCTCAGACCTTCTTAAATGACTAACTAATATTAATCCTATACCAGTCTCTTCTACTAATGTTCTTAGTTTAGAAACAGTATAATCAATTAATTTTCTTTCATCATTAGTGTGTTCATCACCAATAGATGATAAAGCCATATGTAAATGGTCTAATATTACAAAGTCTACACTACAAGCCTTCGCTAAATATCTTATTTTAGATAATAAATTATCAGCAAGAGTGCTACCAAAATGATTGTAGAGATAAAATTTCCCGTTACCAACTGTTGTCTTAAAAGTTTTATTGAGTTCTTTCTCATCTGTCCCTTCTCGTGTTAAATGTAAAGGTTTCTTCATAGATACTCCCATAATTCCAAGAGCACTACGTTTAACGCTTTCTTCTAATGCAATATAACCTACACTAAAATCTTTTTCTAATAAATGTAATGCAACGTGTCTACAAAAAGAACTTTTACCAATTCCTGTACCTGCTGTAATAGTAACTAACTCTCCTTTTCTTAATCCGTGTGTTTTTA